TCAGCCGCTTTCTTGATATTGATCTCGTTGAATGACATCGGTTTGCCCATGACATCATACATATTTCCCCAATCAGTAAGGGAAGCATGGGCAAAAGCAGTAACCCGCGTATATGGATTCAAGGAGATTTTGGTTTCACCATCATCTTCCCCTTTTCTGGCAGAGTAGCTGATTTCATTTACCTTGCCTTCAATGCGCTTTACTTCATTTATCTTCAGGTATTTGATCTCGACCCAACCGCCATCCGGATCATTAGGAATATAAAATTTCTTTTTGATTCGCTTAGTCAATCTCATTGCATTACCTCTCAGTGGTGGTTAATGTGGAACTCATGTCGATAAATTCAACATGCTTTATTAGTTGACGGTTGTTTGTAATGAAGTACTTTCTATCGTCAGGGGCATAATGACGCTCAACATATAGGTCAAATTCGGTAGGCGTAACGTGCATGTCTACCTTCACTATACCCTTTAGATTTTCAATACCGCATTGCCTCAATATCTTAAAAATTAGAATTTCCTTTGCCATTACTAACCCGTGGTGGTGGATAATCTGCCCCGTCACCCTTCCCATCCCACCACAGGAGGCAACAGGATCAGGGGCAGAACTTTTGTACTAAAAGTACAACTTTTTAACAGCTCACATCTTGTCCAGCTACAACAGCCGGAGTTGCGCCATGAACAGCGGTATCTGCAGTTCCTACAGCATCTTCAATGGCACCAGCATCACCAACACCTATTTCAAGTGTTATAATGGGACCAGCAAGACTTTGTATTTTACCGTAACGAGGTGTAGAAGCCGGAGTATTATAATCAAGAATGATTGTATCTCCAATTTCAAAACCATACTCATCAAAATCATCAGTCGCATGAGTAATAGTAGCACCACCACCGGAAGTTCCTTCAGATTCAATTGTCAGATCAGCACCACCACCAGGAGGTGTATGTGCGACAAACAAAGTGAATGGCCCTGCCGGTGCAAAAGATACAGAGTTGGTCCAAACATCAGACGGGGAACCAACAGAAGGATCAGTAAAAGAACCTACGCTCAAACCAGAGGTTCCGGAAGTAAGACCTCCACCATTTGCAGATACTTGATCAGGAGCCGAGAAATCACAACCATCTTTAATATACAGACGAACATTCTTCAGAATATTTCCCTGAAGTGCTGCATTACGCAAAATCTCCTGAGATTTATCACCGGGAATAAAGTTTGCATCAGCAGTCATTTCATCATAGGAAGCACCGGTATATACCAAAGGAGCAATACGTTCACCCATCATCGGCACAGTAGTGGAATCCTGTGTAAAACCAAGTGCAAGTCCCATGCCTTGCAGACCAAGAACCTTAACTTCATTTGCTGTAGCACAATCAATACGCATTGCACTGTTTTGGGCAATAACAAAATTTGCCGGATTTGTGACCTTAGCCATTTTATTTCCTCCTTAAAAAATTAACATTCTTTTTCAATTCCGCCATAATCAACTACATACCCAATATGCAAATTACGTTGGAAATACACACTTAACGTGTCTTGTACAACACTAATATACTCCGCTTGTTGGAATTGAGTACTGCCGACTTCTTTACCGGCTAACAATCCAGACAATGTAACAGCAATCTCTCTATTTCTTTGAGTTCCTGTGTTACGTGGAGTATTTATTTGAATGATGATAGTTCCATCAATCATTTGGGCATCTGATCCCATTGAAGTTAAAGTGGTATAATCAATATCATCATATACTTCGATAAATTCAGTCGGATCATTTTCAGGCATTGGTAAATTTTCAAAAATAATAGGGCATTCTGTAAAATTCTCTGCCAGAAAACTTTCAACATCTGCTCTTATGGTGGTATAGTCAATCATATTCTATTTAAGTTTTGTTGGATATTATCATTAAGCATAAATTCTGCCTGTAACTCAATATCTCTTGGAAACATTTTTCCAGAAGATGCATTTCTTTTGGACATTCTATCAATCAAATCAATATATGAAGTATTATTGGAAATAACTATTGCCTTATGCTTCATCAAATTAAAAGTAGTTGATGATTTTTTAGCCTGTCCTGTAGCATTCATTAATTCTCCTCTAAATAAATCATTTCCAGGAGTATTATTGTATCTTTTATTATCTGATGGTTCTACCGGTTTACTTCTGGAAGGTCTGTTCAATGTTAGCCGCCATGCTGATCTTAATCTTCCAGTATCCACTTGACTTTTCTTTGTAGCAAACTTATATGTTTGAAAAGCACCTTCACCAACTGCTCTATTGATTGGACGAACATATCGTTTATCCAAATCATCAACAAGCTGTTTGTAAACTGTACCGCGAGCATAAGCTGCCATTACCCCTTATTCTCCATCATTACATAAACTGTGTATAAAGCTCCATACATATCAGTTTTAACTTCTTCATCAACCAACAAAGATGATCCATCCCATTTAATAATCTTGTCGCCTCTTTTCGGCCTAACAGGAAGATCATTACCACTGATATAGGCTTTTTCATGTGAAGCCCTATAATCAGAAGGGTATGGTGCTTCATCATTAATACCGATAAAAGCAATTGGAATATCATATTCAGTATATGAACCTGAATATTCCCCTGTTTCTGGATTATAAGCAGAATCAGCATTTAAAGACCGGTAAGTACACTTCTTAAATTCAGAAGCAAAAGTACTTATGATCGTTGATGCACCCTGTTTAAATGCTGATCCTATACTCATAATCGTTATATATTTTACGAATTAAGCACGAACAAGCCGAACTACCTGTACAGTGTTCGGGCCTTTTTCGAGAATCAATTCACGCAATATAGCGTAAATTTTTTCAGGAATGACCGAAGGCTTTGGATTATCGGATTGATCATACGATGCAACCATTTCAAGGTCGCCAACTTTCATCTTGCTCATGCCCTGCATATTCCAATCCAAGGTTCGATCAGAAGCAGAAATTGATAAGGCAAGTTCTATAGTAGCAACCTTGATAGCTTTCGGGATTTCATCATCTGGAAGTTCAACATCATCTTCCCCTGTTACACCGATTCGAGGCCAGTCAAGGTTCTGAGTTGTTGTTGTCCGTGAGCCTTCCCATTGCATATACCAATCAAGCATAGACGTTGCAGTAATCAAAGCTGCTGACTTATTCTGATAATCTAATCCTGTCCAATCATCTGAATGGATTCTATTATTGAAATACTGGTCAGCCTCAATGATAGTGCAATATGAGTTAGCGTTTGGACCTCCAGGGGTAGCATCTAAAGCCATGATAAATCCTTACTTTTTAATGGTCTTTTTGGCAATGGGTTTCTTTACCATAGATTTCTTCTGCACTGGTTTGTGTTTCCCAACGGGCAATTTCTTATCCCTGGATTCGGATTTCTTGAGTTCAGGTTTCTTGGATTTTTCGTCCGTGTTGTCCGGCTTCTTTGCATTCCCAGATTCGGATTTCTTGCTTGTCTTCGTAATCTTGGGTCGAGCATTGCTAGATAGTCCGTTGTCGCCATTATTCTCCTCCTCAAAAGTCCAACCTGCTGGAGTCATAAACTGTACTTGTTCTTTTTCAACAAGAGCAGTCTTTCCATCTTTGTACATTTTTAACATTCTGATACCCTCTATTATGGTGGTAATAGAATGGGGTAACAAGTACCCCATTCTACTTAATGGATTTAATTTAAATTATACTTCCACAGAGAGTGATACACCCTTTTTCTGTGCTTGCACTATTCATTTTCAACTCCTCTTTTCTTTCTCTGGCTTTAATAGAATTATGTGCAACTAAATAGTCACAAGAATGAAATTTCTCACATGAAACAACTTTTGTTTCTCCTGTGTTCAAATTAAAAGCAGGAACAGTTCCAGTTTTAGTTCGGCTTACATTTTTACCAAATTTAATCCGTTCACTTTTACTTTTCTTTTCCCAATTTCTCTTTGCCCAATTTGAAACTATTTTACGTCTTTCCTCAGAACTGGAACTTTGCCAACTTCTTTTAGCTGATTCCTTTTTCAAAGCCATAAAAGATTCATCTTTATATTTGGCTTTGTATTTTTCAGCAGCTTTCTTTCGGGATTCTTCAGTGTTTTTGAGAGACAAATTTTGCATGTACTCTCTATAACCTTCTTCACCTAATTTGGAACGTAAAGCCTCTGATCTATTCACTCCGCCTTTACTTGCAGAGCGTCTAAATTTCTTCGATTTATAGGTTTTCTTGTTGATGTACCCGCCTTTGCCCCCCACAACTATATTGTAGGTGTTTTTATCTGTTATGAACGTATCATTTACAATACGCTCTTCCAGCATAAAAGCATACTTAGCAGAATCACAAATAACCAAGAGTTTTCTTTGAAAACAATCTTTGCCATATTTACGCACAGCATTAACAAAGTAATGTCCTGATCCTAAATAATCATCAAAGTGTTCTAAAGGATTGACTTTAGAAGAATGGACACCAATATACCGACGCCCATTCTTCTTATTTGTTGTTTCATACAGGAAGTGATACATTTCAAATCCTTTAGATTATACTCCCGCAAAGTGTTATGCGTCTGGGATCAAGAGCAAAAGAACCTGCCAACATATCAATGGACATGGTAGTCATCTTGTTGTTAAGCTCATAGCCCTTAACAATTCGAACATTAATACCATTATTGGATGCAACACCTGCTACACGATCACCGGGGATTTCAAGCATCGGAAAACCAACAGCAAGAGAGCGATCATCAAAAATAGATGCATGAGTTTCAATATCAGCAACACCGGCACCGATTACAGTTACTGCAGCACTATTAGTAATAACCTCAGTAATAGGATCAACTAGATCAATGGTCGTTACTCCGGAAATATCACCAACAGCAGTAGCAACCTTCAGAGGCCGACGACAACCAGCTACAGTTATACGATCACCAAGTTCTACGGAACCTGTACCGACGGCAATTTGCAGAGTTTTGGAACCGATTTGATTGGCATTGGTAGCATTGTCAGTTGTTACACCGGTAAGAGTACCAGGAGTATGATTGGATACAGGAAAGCCAATAGAACTGGCAAAATTCATACCCATTACACGACCCATGATACCAGATTGCAGAGTATCAACACCGGCACCGCCACGAGTTTGAGCTTGGTTAAACCATTCCTGACCAAGCAGAGTGGCCTCTGTATCAAGGTCAACCAGACAGAAACGATTCATTTCCAGTTGCTGAATGGTAGCTGCCTTACGAGCCTGTGCAATATCAGCAGCCGAGGTAAACAAGTTCGGACTTGTGTACATACCTGCAGCTTCAAGAATCTTGGTTCCTACATAACGATCAACCGTTTCCGCCATTTTGTACACTGCTGGACGAATAACTTGCTCACTGAAAGAATCCAGATCAAGTTTTTCTTCACGGGCAGTAACTTCAACAGAAACGTCGAAATGCTTCTCAATGGTCATGGACCGAGTACTGGTTGAGATCGGCTGTACATTAATAGTACCAGCAAACTCATCAACTGCATATTCACCATGGGTACGGAAAGATACTGTATCACCGACTTTCCAACCGTTTGCAGTAGTTGTAAACTCAGAAGTTTTATCCTTAGCACACATAGGGACGATTACAAGAGCATCTTCCAGATGACGCAGAGCTTCCATTGCAATAACTTGGAGCCGATGAGCATAAAAAATCACTCAGATCACTGGCCCCAAGCCTGTTATTTGCGTTCGTCCCTGACTACTTACAATAACATGGATCTATTTATTTATTCCAATTTATATGGTATTACTTCTTCAATAAATCATTTTATCTCCAATGTCAAGAAAAAAATGAATAAAATTAATGGTAAAGAATAATGACAACCAGAGTTTTGTCTGACATACGCATACTGAAATGCTCAATATTCGTTTCATCAATACCAAGACGGTCAAAATCAGCATTCAGATGCTTGGTAATTCCTTCTGCCAGATTGGAACTATAGCCACGAGTATCATATTGCAAAACCCGTGCCTGAACTGGAGTTCCAGAAGTTACCTCATCACCAAAGAAAATAGAGGCAATAATAGAATCATTATTGATACTAAACTGTAAATCCTTAAAATTGTCAGAGGTCACACCACCAAGGGCAATATTAAGGGACTGTTCCAACTTGGCCTCAACATCATTGTATCCAACAAAATTTGCAGACGCTTTTCTAATAGCTAACATTTTAATCCTCCTTAATAGCTTACAATAACAGAAGCAAGGAATGAATCGTTGCTTACTGCAGTATTTGTTGCGACAACTTGAGGATTGCCAATGGGAGCACCAGGAGCACCATTTTCAAGCCAATTTGCAAGTTCATCATAAGCAGGCAAAATGGAACTGTCATTGTATCCGCGAATATCTGCTTGTACGACTTTGATTTCCAAAGACATTATTGTTCCTCCAATAATATTAATAAGTTAGGAATGCTACTGTGGTGGGATGGTATGAATAGGCTACTTGGATAAAATAACCTATTCATACACTTAGCACATAAATATAATTTGTCAAGTTATTTTTTTATGCTTTTTCCAGCATCTTAGCTCTAACTTTCCGATATTCTGCCATATTTCCTTTAGCAGCAAGATCATTAAGTTTTTTAGCAAGATCACCGGCATTACCACTTACACCGCTGGCACCGGCACCTTGAGAAGGCGGCCAATAATGAGGTGCTGATTCTTTAAGAGACTTAATCCAATTTTCAGGGGTAAGAACAAGATCATCTGTTTTAACAAGATTACCTTTAGCATCTCTTGCTTCAACAGTTCCATCTTCTCCCAATGAAAATAACTGGTTAGCTCGCATAAGAACATCAGTAAGAGCTTCAGCACGAACACCAGCCTTTAAAGCCGTTTCACGTACAGTATCTTCAACTACCTTTGTTTCAAACATGGATTTATACTTGGAACCTATTCCAGATAATTCCTCATTTGTCTTCATAAGTTCGGTTAATTTAGCTTCATAATCAGACTTGAGTTGTGAAGTTTTCTTCTCCACAATTTCATCGAACTTACCTTCCTGCATCAGCCGAGCCTCTTCATTCTCTTCCAAAAATTTCAGAGCTTCTTTAGCTTTTTCAGGATCAAGGTCTTTGAAGTTCTCCATGAGTTTTTTCTTCTCATTCAAGAGTTCTTCATTTTTAGCCTTCAGTCCAGAAACTTCCTGATCTACCGCTTTCTGAACATTCTCTTCAATAGCTGCCTTGAGAGATTCCTGGTACTCTTGTTCTGCTTTTGCCCTTTGTTCAGGGTCTTCTATGAACGAAAAATCCATTTTTACTTACCTCCAGTGGTGTTTTTAGTGTCGAGATTTGCATTTGCTGCAGTCTCTTCCCCCATTGTTTTACCTGTTTCTTTTTTACTCGGTTCTTTTTTATTGCCATTTTCAATCTGTTTTGTTTCTTCAGGAGCTGGCAAAAACTCCTGTTTCAAAATATAACTTTCTCTCAAAGAAATTACATAATCATCATAGGATACTGTTTGATCCAAAAGATTACTATTAATCATATACCGGTAAATTACATTCAGTGGAACAACATTTGCACCGAAACCTTCAATTACTTTACCAATAACAGCAGCATCGGGAATATCAGAAGTAAGACTGGTAGGAACATCTACTTTAACTTTACTTGAATCCAATCCCATCTGTTCAGCAATGTACTTCAGACCTTCTTCTATTGCAGAAACAGCAGACAAATAGATTGAGTAGATTGTTGCTGACTGCGTGGCTTGTCTAATTCGTAAGGATTCGGCTGATTCTACACCTTTTCGAGTATCAAGGATAGCAACCCCGTGTCGAATAGCTTCTTCGTATAAGTCGCCTATATGATCCTTTACATGCTGCAGAGCGGCTGTATCAGTCTCAGTGTAAAAAGCTCTTGATGCTTCATTCGGCAATGAGATCAAAACAGAAGAACCAACAACATTTGGAAGGTCTGCATCATTTGCGACACCGGTAAAAATCAGTGTCGGGTTACAAGAAAGGAACTCACTATTGGCAAGGTCTGCTTCTTTCCGATATATCTGAATAGAACAGTTTGCAGTTGCCAACAAAGGAATAGACTGAATATCATAAGACCGGTTAATTGAACCAGCAATAAATACAGGAATTTGATTACTTACTTTTCCCATATAATTCGGAGTAATTGGAACATCAAGAAGTTGAGCACCTTCTTCATATACACGAACAGAAAAATTTCCTACTTCATCAATATAAAGTACCCTTTGGATATTGATTGTATCATGGGAAAAAATATCATCATCTTCCGGTACAGCCTCTTCAAAAACTGCAAGAATCAGATTATTTTCAGTACCAACAACCTCACTTTTCCAATTAATCAAGGCTTCGGCATGGTACTTAATGAACTTAAATTGATTCGTAACCTCAGAAAGATCAACCATTAAAGGACATCTACCGGTTGTAAAAATCTCAGTAACAGTGTCAAGAAATAGTTGTCGAATAGATAATCCATCTTTTGTTGCATTATCTAAAAGATATTCCATTTCCTTCGGCATATTGAACTCAGGAATTTTGGAAATAATGATACCGATTGATCCGGACAAGGCATAAGCACAAATTAGTGGAAAGTGTGCTCTTTCAATATACTGATCATAAGCATCAGCATATTTACCGGACATACCGGCAGGGCGGGGCAAATAAGTTTCCTGTTTGCTCTTGATCTGAGCTTCACCCTCAATACAATCTCGAACTTTTATCCATTGTGGATAGACTTTTATATATTCAGGGTGTCTTATTGTGGGATCAGATGATGCAGTAATTCGTTGTTTTATAAACATAATCTTCCTCTTAGAATGAAACTTTTCTTCTTCGCATACGAATAGCTTTTCTTGCAAGACCATATCTCATTGAATCCATTGCATGGTCTTCCAGATCACTATCAATATCTTCTGGTTTTGCTTTATCTCTTTGCATCATTGGCAATGTTCTGATATGATTTCTTGCTGGATTAAAAAAATACAATCCTGGTTTTTCTAAATCTTTTTCTTTCGCAGCAAAAAGCATACTTCTGATTATTGACCAACCCGCAATTCTGGAGCCGCTACCCTTATATGCTTTTGTCCAATAAAGATTATTTATTGCCATATTGGCAGCAATGCTTGTACCGTCCCTAACTTCCCAAATAGACGTATCAGCAGGACCAGCATACACTTTTACTCCATAAGTTTCAAGTATTTCTTTATCTTTGAAAAGTACTCTGTCGGCAATCTGTTGTGAAGTAGCACCATCACCTTTATTGGCTTCACCTGTCCATCCGTATATTTCATCAATAATTACACAACTTCCTCTTGGAAAATAAACTGGATAACCATCAGGTTGTTCTCCATTACATTCTGCAATACAAGTTACTGCCCAAGGTCTTGAGGAACCCCAGTCAAAGGATCGAATTACATGCCATGATTTAGGAAATTTAAAAGGTTCAAGAACATGAATATCAGGATTCCAAACATCAGTAAAATAACCACCTATCATTAAATCCCATGATCCATCAATCCATGCCTTTCTAAGCATTGAATTTCCTTCAGTCATTGCCATTAATTTAGCAAGATATGTGGGATCAGCATCAAGAAGTGCTCTATTTTCTTCAAGAATACTTTGAACATAAGTTCTTGTTTGTCCATGTTTATCAGTGAAAATCTTACAAGGTGGAGCAACATCTATGAATCTTTGTTTTACCCAAGCATGACCGGGACCAGCAGGGTTACAAGTTGATCTGTATCTTGGAACAATTCCTTTGTTACTGCTTCGATTACAAGACATCAATTTTAGATAAGCATCAGGAAAAATCTGATTTGTTAATTCTTCCCAACCAATCCAAGGAAACTCTTGACCATGATATTGCCAGTAATCTTCTTCTGTTCTGGCATAGTTAAACCATAATGATTCTCCTGATTCAAAAGTCCATATCTTTCTTGAATTATTATATTTAGCTCCTGGAAATATTTGAGGTATCCACTTTTTTGACTTAGCAATTACATCACCAAGCTCTGTTGTTGCTTCTCTTAACAATAATCCTCGCCATTCAGCACCATGACCAACTCCTACTTCTCTCAGATAGTCCATTAAAAGTGCATCAGTCTTTCCACCACCTCGGTTCCCTGACATCAGACATTCCCATGCAGGACAAGACAAGAATTTCTTCTGTGCTCCTGGAAAAGGTTCCCAGATTATTTTTTGATTTTTAAATTTATTCATCAGAAAGAACTACACCATGTGTTTTTTTCATATCTTCTTTGGAAATTTTAATGAATTCAAAATTTTTATAAATTCTATTTTTAAAGGTAATACCCCTTTGTTTTTCAATTCTTCTTCTTGTTTTTTCAGGTAATTCATTCCAAAATTTATAAACAACTTGACTCAAATTTCTATTGAAAATAAGCCACTCTTCTTCTGTTCTATTATCTGTCATTTTTGTGCTAATTTTTGTCATTTTCCTCTTGAATATTGTCATTTTTTCTTTGGATTTATTTCTCCATCTTTTCATTTGTGTTTTACTTCTTTTAGCATTTATTTCAGCTCGTCTTTCTTTGGACATTTTAGCAAAAGCCTTGCTTACACCTCTCCCAGCTTTTGCTCTATTTCTTTTTTTCTCTTCCTCTGTCATATTAGCCCATTGTTTTCTATGAGCTTCTGACGATTTTCTTCTTGTTTCTATAGTACGAAGATATGGATATGGATATGGATTTGCCATTTTTCTTAGATGTCAATAGTTTCTGTTTCTTCCCATTCATCTTTAGTTTTGACTCCTGGGATCATAAGTACACCAAAATTATGCGTATTTACATTTTTATTTTCAATCTTTTCACTGTATCCAAGTTTATTCCCTGTCAAGAATTTATAAAGAGTAGTATTGAAAGCTCTATCTCTTAATCCTCTCTTGCCAACTTCTAACCACCATGCTTCATGCAAAGCTCTCCCAATTTCAAAAGCATTATTAAAGGATTCATATCTTTCTGCCCATCCTCTAAGTGTTTCTATACCAATTTCGAACTCTGCTGCAATTTCTGTATCTGACATTCCAATTTTACTTAATTTTATGAATTGGAATGGATGAAAATCTGGTTTATATTTTGTTATTCTTAGTATATCAAATGGAATCATATTATCTGGAATAAGATTTTCTTTTATTACAGGATTTCCTCCATGTTTTTTACAGAACATATCTTTTCCAACAGCTTTCTTGGTACATTTTGTCCCATTTTTATCAATAAATTCACAATCTCTTTCAGGATAGATATAGATTTTCTTCTTTTTTGGTTTCTTTCTGGAATTTCTTACATATGTTCTTGGTTTTTTGGTTTTTGAAATTCGTCGTTTATGTAGAGATTTTAATTTTTTCATTGTTATGTATGTCTTTATATAGAAAAAAATTTATTCTTCTGAATTCGTCATGTATTTGAAGAATTTTTAGATAGAATCAAGAATTTTGAGGTATTTTTGATAGTCATCTTCTTCAAGGATTGATTTATAGATGATAAGGGTCAAGTATTGAGAGAATCCTTTGATCTTTCCGGTTTTTAAGAGGTAGGCATCAAGAGTGTCAAAGAGGAAGTCTAAAAAGTCCTCTATAGTGCTATCGTGGATTACTATGTAGAGAGCAATGATGTTTTTATTGACAGAGATGCTTGTGTTTTTTCCATCAGGTGTTCTGATACTTAGTTTTTTTGTGTTATTCATGGTTATACATGGTTAGATTAAAAGTTATTATGGAAGTATTCTCCATAAGTGTATAATACTGGAATATAGTTTGTCAAGAAAAAAATATAAGATGAGTAAAAATGTAAGACAAACTTTTAACAAAATAAAAATGTAACCTTGGCTTCGCAGACAATAAATTAACAAAATAAAAATGTAAGACAAACTATCCACAAAATAAAAATGTAAGACAAACTATCCACAAAATAAAAATGTAAGACAAACTTTTAATAAAATGAATACCAGGATAT